GAGCTGCTGCATCGTCGACTTACCTGTGCCGCCTGGTCCTACTAAGTGCAAGAACCGCTCACCTGACGTGTAGCCAGTAAGAAGCGCTCGAGCAAACGCTTGAATTAGTTTTGCTTGACCCTGACGAAGTGACGCATCCATCCAAGCCAAAAACTTGGGGCACTCGCGGTCTTGGTCCCAGTCGTAGAGAAGGCGAGACCTGAAATAGAGTTCTTTGTTTTTTCCAGGTTTGAATTCAAAGTTGTCGCTGTCTAAAGCTCCGTTAGCAAAAGGTATGTGTTTTCTGCCCTTGCTGAAAATGCTTGTCCGTCCTCCGTCCAGAGATTTAAGCATCTTGGCTTGAAGCATCGCGTAAACACTGTTTACTGTTGATGCTGCGTACTTGGGGAGCACTCCAGCTGAAACAAAGGTGTCTAGGGCGTTAACAATCCTTCGCTTGACATGCATTTCGTCCTGGACGTACCAGACTCCGCTGTCTTCGTCGTAGGTGTAGAAATTGTCGTGGGTGCTGTCGTAAAGGTAGTTATCCCCTTGGTTTGTAGCGATGATCTCAGCTACATCGTTTTCGGCAAAAGCTCTGTTTTGCTGCTGTGCATTCTGCAGGTTGACTAACTGAGCTGGTGTCTCAGGGACAGAAGTTTCTGAGTTTTTCATTTTTGTTTTTGTTGATGTTGTTGTGTGCGACACCGAAGTTTTTTCGTCCAGCGAAAAGTCATCGAAAGTCAAAATGGAATCGATAGCTTTAGCTCGTGCTTGTTTTACCGATTCTTGGATTTCGTCAGGTGCGACATCCTTAAAGACATCGATATTGACGGATTTCAGCCTTTTCCAGGCTGCAATATCGTCATGCTCCGATGCCATAACAATAGCTGGTCTGATCGCCTCAACATCTCTGATGCTTTCGACGATGCGTGTAAATTTGCCGTCTACCTCCGCTGGATACGCATAGACAGCATAGAACGCACGATGTGCTACTGTCAAGGGTGAGACCCGTGACGAGATCCCTTTGTCACGAAGCCAATTAGTCCAACCCAGGATTTCTTTAACAGCTCTTGTAACGGCAAGGCTTCTGTCGTCGACGGGCTTTCCGTGAAGGATATCTGCAACAGATTTTGCTAGAAGTTTTTCAAAGTCGATTCCATCTTCTTCTACAGTTACATTGTTTAACGCTTCAACCACATCGAAGCGATCACCTTTTTCTTCCTTCGGAAGTGAATGGAATACTTTTAAGGCTTCGTCAATCTTTTCAGCTGGGATAAATTTGTCTGTGATTGTTAAGAGCCCTTCTGCAGATTTAGTTCCGTAGAAAAGGTTAGGAACTTGCGTTGCTCTTATATCAGAACCAGGAATATCTTTTGAGATTGCACGAGTAAACCACTGGTAAAACTCACCATCGATGATAGGTTTCTCTAAGCCGAAAACAAGCCTAAAGCGAGGCCACGATTCCGTTGTGGATGGAGAATCATAGGCAAGTGATAAATACTTCTTACAGATATCCAGTTCTTGAGCTTCTTGCCAAGTCAGCTCCTGTTTCTGAATCTTGTTTCCGTCTTTATCTTTACCGTCAGCCTGGTTATCAATATCGATAATAATCAGACCAGCGTGGATTAAACCGGTGCCGTCTTTAACCCTCTTGCCGTCAACTAAATGCCACGCGCAGAGTCCTTTCCTGAGTGCAACCTCATCGGCGATACCTAAGGCATCAAGCTCTTTCGACTTCCAGTTACTGTTGAAAGATCTAAAGTCACCACCTTCTTCAATTTTGCCCGTAACAGCGTCAAGCGCACTGACTACTTTGCTGTTTACCGAACAAATGAATTGCATGACGTGTTTTGTTGTCCCACCATTCTGCCTTAAATTTCGGGTTTCGGCAGGCTTAAAGACGAAGTTTTAAGACTTGGCGGCGTTAGGTCGTACTTCGTTAAAGAATTTATCGACAAGGACAAGCCACGCGATCTCGTCTTTTTCAACTTCGCTCTCGCCGAACGTAAAGACCTGAGTTTGATAATCTTCCATCGGGGTCGACACGATAATTTGTGTTTTATTTATCTTGATACCTAAGCATGCTTCAGCCGCCAGTTTGTAGGCAGCTAATTGTAATCGTGTTTTCTTTACTTTGAATACTCCCGATATAAGTGCTTTCTTAGTTTTATCGTCAACGTTTGATTTTTTATTCGGAAATCTAGCACTGTAGGGACCTGCACTCGTCTTGAAGTCAGCTAGAACAATCTCTGCGTTGTTATCCATATAGATAAGGTCACAGCAACCTGCATAACCGTGCTTAGTATTTTCGTCGTAATAAAAGATTCTTCCTACGCCATCATCCCCGACATATTTAGACCAACTCGGTTGGTTGTACGGTCGCTCAGACCAGAGCACCCTCCCGCCTTCAAGAATTTCATCGACTCTTTCGGGCACTCCTTTCCAGAAAGGAGCATAAGCTTCTGGTGGGACAACTCTTAACCCTCTGATGTGGTTTTCAGTTGCTTCGTGGATCCAAGTCCCTCGTGCTGCTGCAGCATCTGCAGCTCCTGGGTTCATGATGTTCCAATGAGCCAGCTTTTGCTGCGTCTTCGCTGATTGAGTACTACTTAAAATTGAAGTGACTGAAGGAAGGTAGTCAGGTACTCCTGGGCACTTGTAGTGCCGAAGACCGTTAATAGTTTTACGTGTATCCATATTTTTTCTTTTACTTAATACTAGAACTGAGCTAGACCGTTGCCATTGTCTCTGTTTTCACTGCTCTCTTCTTCGATAAAGAACTCACTCTTTTGGTATTCAAAGTCTCTGTTTCTTTGATCTAACTCGCTGAGTAGGCAACGAGCTGCAGAGAATGAATCTGCGACTAATTCAGCAGTTTCATCAGCCGCCCTAGCTTGTCCGTCGTGACCTACACACTCTTGCAGTATCTGGCTACTCACCAAAAGCGACGCAATGGTATCTAGTTTCTTATTTGTTTCTTGTTGTGTTTCAATCCACTGACTCAAGAGGAGTTGCAACCTGCCTTTCATTTTCTCATAAAAAGGATTTTGGTCGTTGCCAGCTTACATCGAAATCAATATTTGTCCCTTTACCTTTTGAAATCGTTTTGTCATATATCATCCACACAGAAGTTACAGAGTCTTTTGTTTGTCTTTGGTCAGCACGAAATACAGGCCTTGGGTTCAAAATAATAAGGTTGGACAAAGGTTTCTCAAGTAAAAATTCTGATCTTGCCCGTGTGGGCTCTAGAAACGTCAAGCGGTCAAGAATAATAAGACCCCTAGTAGCAAGTTCGTAACCGGGTTCGATGATCCATTGGATGTTTCCACGGACACCTTGGGTAATCGCCAAGGTCCAATCGAACTTAGGTAAGCCTTTCCACCAAGCAGCATCGAGGTGATCGGTATCATTGTCTGCCCTGATGCAATCTGTGTATCCCTGAGACCTTAGCTGAGACTCCAGCTGTCCATCGGTGTCAAGAGGTAACAGGATCCGTCCTGATAAAAAATCCTTTTTCACAATAGGATTGAGGATATTGTCGGGAACCCGGTAGAAGCTCATGGATGGGAATGATCTAGTTAAAAGGTTGAGTGAGTATATGACGTTAGAACAACAGTTTTATCATCATAATTTTATGTCCCGTGCACAGAAGGTAGACAAGAAGGAAGACTTAGTTGAGATTTTAGATCTGCTTCACGCTAACTTCCTTGTTCAGAAAAGACTTTTCAAAAACTTGGCTAAGGAAGTATCAGACATGGGAGTTGATCTTCCGAACTTGAAGACCCTTCTTGAGAAATAAAAAAGCCGCTGGGGTTAACCAACGGCTTAGATGTGGTGTGTGGAACTCGTAATTTACACCGATAACCCCGCTGCTTTCAACGCTTCCTTCTGTTCCTTGGTCAATTCTTTGGTTTCTGATTTGACTTCGGGAGGGGTGGATTTGGGTTCACCAGCGCCTGCGGGTAGAGCACTGAGCCCAACAGCCTTGTCTCCTTCAAGTTGAGGATGCTTTTCGTCAAAAGCCGCCTTAATCTCCGCGTGGTCTGATCCGAGAGGTAACTCAACCAGATTCGCACCGGAGATATGAGAACGAAGTGCACTTGATACCAGATCTCCTCCATCCCCTTGGAGCCACTCGTTAATATCTTTAATGAGGGCTTTTTCTTCGTCGTCTTTAGCCGGTCGGTCAACGAATTCGAGTACGTTGTAATTGACCTTACCCGTATCTGCGCCCGTTGTGGGATCAGTCTGAGTAAAACTTTTCTGAACGAACTTAGTCTGCGTGACTACCTCCGCAACGTTAATGCGGTTGTTGTATAAGGTCTGAAAATACGAGATGAAGTTCTTTTGACTACTCTTGCCAGAGATAACAGCAGTTGCAACACATCGACTAGGAAGCAGACGATGAGTAGGGTCAACACCAATAAACGCGACCCGAATGAACTCCTGACGGTTTCGCATACCGAGGTTCCCATAGAAGGGAGTAAACCCGAGCAGTACAAATGAAATAGGGATTCCGTTGTCATTGGAATCTGTGATTGCCTGATCGGGATCCGTATCCGACTTCCAGCGACGTTGCTGAAGATCGATACGGAGTGTGTGCGGTGGGACCTGACAAAGAATTTCATCAGCCGCAAATTGTCCAGCGATAAAAACCATGATTGATCAGAGAGAAAAGTTAATTGAACCAATAGCCGCTGCAGAGACCTGTCCTTTGTCGGGGTCGGCTGCTTTCTTAGGCGCGG